GTCAGCAGATAACCATCCGGATTGGGTAGCACCTGCAAATCCTAACGCACCAGAGGGAAAGAAATGGACCATTGGTACGAAGATAGGAGAGACTTGGCACAACCCTGCAGGATGGAACGCAAAGGATGATGCTGGTAATTTAACTGGAGCAATCAAAATTAAATTGACACCCAATAATTATGATGCTTCACAAGCTGGAAATAAGGGGTTTCCAAAAGCACCTATTTCTGGTAATAAACCAGAATACAAGTTTTAATTAAAAAGAAAATTTGTATAGTCTTAGAGGGGTTTTTTTCTTTCTTAGTTCCCTTCGTTAGTTTTCCCCTCTAGGACATAAAAAAAAATATGACCGATACAATCAAACAGCCAAAGCATTATATCGCTAACGCAATAGAGCCTATTGATTTTATTATTGCCAACAAATTAAATTTTTGTGAAGGGAATGTTGTGAAGTATATATCTCGTTGGAGATTAAAAAACGGAGTGGAAGATTTAAAAAAAGCCAAACAATACATAGATTTTTTAATCGAAAAAGAGGTTGCCAAAAAGGATAAATCATGACAAAATACACAAGAATCAAAAACGGAGAGTGTAGTTTTCAAATTACCGAAGTGTTTGATTCAGCAGAAAAGGCTGCAAATCCTTCCAATGATGGGAGTAATGCAGAAGTAAAAATTGAGAATATTAAACTCGATTTTACAACAGTGAAAAAGGAGCATGATGGAAGAGATCAAAGTGCGTCTGCAGAAGCTAAGAGACTTACAGGAAAAGAAACATCAGAAGTTCTTGGAAAGTAAGATCAAAGCTAATAAGTACCATCAAGATAGTATTAGATTGATGAACAAAGTAGTGCAGACACAAGAAGAATTAATGACAGCTTAGTTATTAGTTTTTAATTATTAAAAAAAACAAGAGGAACATGAGGGGATTCTATGACTAAAAATACAAGATTCAACGAGATTAAACTTGCAATGAGAGCCGGTCATTACGCAAATCTAAATAAAAGAGAAGAGAAAATATACAAGAACGCATTTGTCAATGGTTATAAGTTAGCCAAAAAACATTTAAAACAAAATGAATATGACCTTGTTAAGATTGTAGGTTATTCTTTTTCATCACCACAAAAAGCAACCATAGATAATATTATTGATTACATCTGTAAAAAATATGAAGTATCAAAGGTAGAATTGCTTGGCAAGAAAAGAACTTTAGATATTGTAAGATCAAGAAACATTATTCATAATTTATTAAATGAAAAATATAAAATGAATCTAACAAATATTGGTAGGTACTTTAAGCAAGATCATACCACAGTATTACATTCAATAAAAATGAAAGCTAACAAGAAAAGATATTGGTCAGAGGAGCAAACTATATGGCAAGAGTTTCAAGAGTTAAAAGAGGTGTTGTAGGAATTAATTGGAATCTAAGATACAGATTAAAGATAGAAGATCAAGAGCATACCATAGATGATCTAAGGTCTTATGTTAGGCAATTAGAATTTAAAATTAAGAAACTTTTAAAGAATTAATATATTTATCAAAGCAGCTACCATCTTTTCCATCATGACAAAAATGTTTTTTCTCTGCGTTTACTATCCAGCCACCAGCATCACTTAACATTTCTTTTTTACATACATTACACCATCCGGCTGCCATTACTGATTTAGTTTTATTCCAAGTCTTGTTTGCCATTATACTACCTCTTTTTTTTCACAAGCAAATTTAGTATAAGCACCATAATCATTTATAAATTTTGCACCTAATTGTAATATAACTTGTTCTGAATAACTATAACCATAAACTGTACATTCATACATATCTTTAAATTCTACTTGAGGAGTTGCTATTGGTTGACAATTGTTACCCGGTGTAGTGCTACACATAACCATAAGTATAACAACAATCTTCATTTGCTTACCATTTTTTGCAGCTCCAATATCCAGCAGTTAATACACTCTTCTTAGTATCGCATTTGTGTCTAGCTCTAAATGATTTTCTTCTCTTGGGATCAGACTTTCCAATAGTCATATTGGCATCACCAAATCTAATAAGTTTTATTGTATCACCAGACTTAGCAAGTACAGAAAATTTTTTAGTTTTAGTTCTGTCATTCTTTGGTTTATTATAACCAGAAAATTTTTCACCTCTATAATCTATGCTCATTTTAGTATAAGTTTTACAATTGATTTTTGACCCATGTATATTTCTGTTTCTGCTTTAGATTTTATACATTGATAGTCTATACGACTTGTACTTGATCTCATTGCAATACGTTTAGCCTTTAAACATTGAGACATAGATTCCTGTATTCTATGTTCTTTAATTTCTCCATTAATAATCATCAACAATGCAACAACCATCTCAATCATAAGTACCATTACCATTTGCTCTAACTTTATCTTTTAAATGTTCAATATCATTTAATGCTTTTTCTAATTGTTTATTTAAAAATTCTATATTAACTTTGTTAGTCATATTCATTTCTTGAGTAGATTGTAATTTCTCTACAGTTTTATATAAATCCTCTAATAAAAAATGTTGTTCTTGGTCTGTAGGTACTTGCTCAGATTTTTTAAGCAAATCGTTTTCAAATAATTCTCTTGAAGTTTCTAAAGATGTTAGTCTTGCTGTAACTTCTGTATATGCAAATACACCCATAGCAACTGCTGCTATAATCATAACCATATTACGAATTGGCATACTAACTGATGTGTTCTCTGATATTTTCATTTAGCAACCTTGCCTTTGTTGATACCTTTTTTAATAACATAACCTTGTGTACCATTAGCACCATAATCTACTTCTTGTCTTAGATGTTTAAAGATATTCATTTCTTTTAAATTCTTTTCTATTTTCTTTTTAAAAGATTCTAATACTTTATTGTCTCTCATTTTCTTTTTCTCTTTTTATGTAACAGTTTAACTCTTGATTGCCATAACCATGAAGTAAACTTAACAGAGTAAGTTTCTAACCATGAGAACATATTATCTATTGCATTAAAAAAATTATAAAAAAATTTATCAATCATTTGTAGGTACTGGTAATTCATCTGTTAAATATTTAGGTATTTTTAATTTCTTTTTATTATTTATAAACTTATCACCCATTATTTTAACTTCTGGGTTTTCTTCTTTGTATTCATCTTTCATATCATCCCATAAACTTTTGGAATCTTCTGGTCTATTATCAACACTTGATGGAGTAATACCTCTACATTTAGATACTAACAATCTAAAGTTTTCATTATATGCAAGGCTTGGGTTGCTATTAACTCTACCACACATTTTCATTAATTCTAATTGTTGTTTAATTTTTACATTTTCTTTTAAAGTTTTACAATCTGTACCCAAATATTTTCTATATGTTATGCTAAAATTTTTAGAATCATTATCATAATCACTACTATTATAAGTGCGATAATCTTGTTCTGTATTTCTTTGCTCAACTCTCATATCTAATTCTCCACACCTTGATCCATAATCATTAAGGTATTCGTTTTTACTGTGAGCTGGTCCACCAAACAAAGCTAATAGTGTCATCATTATAATTAGTATTGCAGTAAATCTGTAATCCATCTTGAGACACTCCATACATTACCTATTTAAATCCTTAATGTCGTAGCTGTGTTCCCGAACTTGGTCTGCTAAAGTTCTATATAAATTCTCTGCCATCTGCCATGTAGCTTCAGCTGATGATAGTCTTATTTTTAAATCTGCTACTTTTTCTTGTTCTACTGATAAGTCTCTTCTAAGGTATACTACTTCAACAGCTAATATTTTTGTGATGGCTTTTTTGTTTGCGTTGATGGTGTCAGTCAGATTGACAACGTACTTAACGCCAGTAAATGTCCCGAACAACACAGAAGCTATAACGGGTATTAATACAAAATTCTTTTTGAATAAATCTGCAATGTTCATTCACAAAAACCTACTGTATAACTGCTATAACTAATACAACGCCAACAATAATAACAACTTCTTTGTGGTCTGTCCAATAGTGCATAGCTGATGCTTTAATTTTATCAATCATATTTATCTCCTATACCTTCTACTATAAGATATTACTTACCCTGTCCACGATTTTTTGATTTACCTTTATGAAGTTTTTTAGACTTATTCATAGAAGATAACTTAGGTCTCCTACCTATAGAGGTTTTTTTTGGTATTCTTTCGTGCGGTTGATCTGCTACGTTGAACTTTACTCTTGCCATTTTTTCCTGTTTGTTGTGATAATAAACTTGTTTTCTTACTGTATTGACTAACAGATGCTGTCATTATACCTTTACTCATTATTTCTTTCTCATTATATCTGCACCTTTAAGACCATAGATAGCACTAACTACACCTATAAATATGGCTTGATACCAATAAGGAAGTTGTTTAAAATACTCAAAAAATAAATTTAGTTTAATACGAATCTCTGGATCGTCAGAAAACACAGACCAAACCAATAACAACATAGGCATAGATACGAGAATGAGAACAAATTCATCCTTCCAACCA